GGCGGCGAGCTGGCCGCGCGACGGCGAGCGGGCGCAGTGATAGCCCCGAACCACCGGGCGAGGGGGGGAGGGTCAATCACGAGAGGGGGCCTACGTACCCAGCGGGCCCCTCTGATTTTTTTACGCGCGCGAAATTGAGCGATTCTGGTCACGGTACGTCACGGAACGGGGGAGCGCGATAGCACCATCCCATCCGTGGAGGTGGTTCTGTGCTCAGGATGTGCGCGTGGTGCGGCAAGCCGTTCGAAGCAAAGACCAAGAGGGCGAAGTTCTGCGGTGACGCTTGCAGGAAAGCCCACAATCGGGCGCAGCGCGGCGGCATCAGGCTGTCCGTGCCGGACGAACCCGTCTCCATGCCGCGACGTCGCATGACGGGCGATGACATAGCGTCCGCCGTTGTCCAGGCGAAGGGGGCGATGGCGGCGTTCGACGCCGGCCGCACGAAGGCACCGAAAGACCTCAGGCCGCTGTGCTCCAAGATGGCCGACGGGATGGCAGACCTGTTCGGTAAGGTCGGCCTATGAGGGGGAGGAAGCCGGACTCCAAAGCCATAAGGAGGGCGTCGGACAGGGCGGAGATCGCCCAGGCCGGTGAGTCACGCTTGGAGAAGCCAATATCGGTGATGGTGTCCCAGGGGATGAGCGACCTGTGGGATATGTTCGCCGGTTCCGGCATAGCCTACAAACCCGAGGACGCTCCGTTCCTAGAGCAACTCGTGTTCAACTTGGAACTCGCTGCGGAGTGCCGTGATAAGTGCGTGGACGAGCACGGGCGCATCAAGGTCATGATCGGCTGCGGCGAACCCGATGAATACGGCAACTACCTCGACTCAAAACCCAACCCGTATATAAAGCAGATGCGCGAGGCCATAGCTGAGGCTATGAAGCTCTCAGACCAGCTCGGCTGCACGCCGTTGGCGAGGGCGAGGCTCGGCCTGACCCAAGCAGCCGGTAAGGCCGTGACCATCTCCATCGCGGAGCAGATAGACGAAGCGATGCGGAGGATGAAATGACCTACCGCACGCCAACCAAGCGATATTCCGCCGAGGGTAAGCGGCAGGCGTTCCGCAACAAGCTGTTCGCGGAGACGTTCCTCACCTACGCAGGTGAATCGGAGCTGTGCGGCGAGCCATACGAGGTCACCCCTTGGCTTGAGAAGAACATCTGGAACCCGCTGTTCGCCACCGGGCATGTGGACAAGCGCACCGGAAGGTGGGTGCGCCAGTACCGCCGCGCACTCATTGGCGTGCACCGTGGGTACGGCAAGTCCCAGCTCGCGGCGGTTCTGGTTCTAACCATTGCCACTATGGAACCCATGCCGAACGGCGTGTACGGCATCGTCGCCGACTCCAAAGAGAACACCGCCATGGTCAAGAACTACATCAAGACCATGATACGCGCCAGCAAGGAACTCTCCGAGCAGTGGCACATATATAAGGACGTGATTAGGAACGACTCAACCGGGCAGGAGATACACGTCTACCCGTACAAGGAAGCGGCGTTGCAGGGCAAGCACTTCCACGTGCTCATCGGCGACGAGCTGCACGTGTGGCGCGACGAGTACGTGTGGAACGCGGCGGTATCCGGCCAAGCGAAGGTCCGCAACGCCCTGACCATCGGCATCACCACCGCAGGAAAGAGCCGCGACGAGTTCCTGTTCAAGAAGTACAGGGAACTCAAATCAGACCCGAGGGCGTTCATATGCTGGCTCGGTATATCCGATTCCGACAAGTCTACCGACAGGCGGACGTGGAGGAAGATCACGGCGGCTGGCCGGATCACCATGGAGGAGCTTGAAGAGCAGTTCCACGCCCTACCGCTCCCGGAGTTCGAGCGCTACTACCTCAACCGCACCCCGATGGACGAAGAGGAGTTCCCGTTCATGCGCAGGGCTGACGTGGAGGCCTGCGCGAAGCTCGACGGCGAGATAGACGAGTCCGAATGGTTCACCGTGGGGATAGACGGTGCCGTCTCCGGCGACACCCTGGCGATAGTCGCATCCCAGAGGACGGGAGACGAGTGGAACTTCAAGGAGTGGTGCTTCGAGAGGCCCGGCGACATGGGGGTGTACGACCTCAACGAGGTGGCCGACATTATACAGATGCTCGCTGGCAAGAGAGGTAGGCCGCTCATATGCTGCGACCCCGCGAGGATGCAGTTCCTGTCCAACTGGCTCGAAAGGGAGCGCGGCATAGATCTCGCGAAGGTCGCACAGCAGCCGTCCATCATGTGCCCTGCATCGGAGTTGCTCGCGAGGAACGTTAAGACTAAGAGGGCGCACCTGAAGTCCACCCCAGTGCTGTCTCAGCACTGCATCAACGCGAAGACCTCCGAATCGAAGGCATATGGTCGCAGGTTGTCCTCGGATAGGCACGGGCAGGGGACGAAGCGCATAGACGCCGCCGTAGCAGCGGCTATGGCGATGTGGGCTTATGACAACAACGAGCCGGAGAAGCCGTCCGCGTGGTCGATCGACCTGTAGCGGGGGATTAGCGGCGCACCATCCATGCGAAGTCATGAGAAGGGGCGCGCATGGGTCTTGCAGCGTACATCAAGCGTACCGTCGCGAATTGGGTTTCCCCGGTGATCGGCGGCGGCGTGTCGTTCACATATCCCCGGCTGGACGTGCCGGGTCAGGAAGTATACGAGCACGGGGTAGCCTACTACAGCAACGCCTACAGGGCGTGCCTGCTCGCCAAGGCGCGTCCGCTCTCATCCCTGCCGATACACGTCTACAGACGCGAAGGCGGAGTGCGCAGGGAGGTCGATGGTGGTTCCGCGAAGGAGCTGGAACGCCTACTCAGGGGAAAGTGGAACCCGTTCATGACCGGTGCCGAGGGCATCCGTTGGGCGATGATGACCAAGGATACCAAGGGGAACGCCTTCATTAGGGTCCAGTGGGATCGCAACGGAAACCCGGTGGCGCTGTGGCCGCTCTCCGGCGAACCTGAGATAGAGGTTACGGCATCGGGGAAGCCGATATACCGCTACGGCGGGGACAAGTTCACGAAGGCCGGTAGGCTGCACGACTTCGAGGTCGTGTGGCTCAAGTCGCCCATCCTCGACTCGGACGGCCTTATGGGCGTCTCCCTCGCGACCCTCGCTGCTGAGGAGCTAGGACTGTCCATCGACCTTGAGAAGTTCTACGACCGCCTGCTCAACAACGGGTCGCACTTCCCCGGATGGTTGGAGACGGACCAGAAGCTCGACAAGGCAGACATAGACGACCTCAAACAGCAGCTGTCCGACGGTTCGGGGATCGTTGCCGCTGGCAAGGTGCGCGTGTTCGACAAGGGAATGGCGTACCACCAGACGAACCTCACCATGGCGGACATGTCCCTCGTTGACCAAGAGCGGTGGATATTGCAGCAGACGTGCCGCACCCTCTCGGTCCCACCGCAGGAGGTGTTCGACCTCTCCAACGCTACCTATTCGAACATCGAGCAGGGAGCTCTCAATTTCGCGAACAAGACCCTCGTACCCGAGTGCGTCGCATTGGAGCAGGCGCTCAGCTGGATCCTCCAATGCGCCGGTGAAGAGGACTGCTACGTGCAGCTCGACATGAACGGCCTGCTGCGCGGCTCCTACGCGGACAGGATGAACGGCTACCGCACCGCCATCTTGGGAGGGTTCATGAGCGCGAACGAAGCGCGCATGAAGGAGGACATGGAGCCCTACGAGGGCGGGGACGTGTTCTTCCGTTCATCTGCCTACATCCCCGTAGACCCCGAGACCGGCGAGGAGCTCACGCAGCGAAAGGCGGTGCGCGAGCCCGGCTCGTCCGGAGAGGGTTCCGACAAGGAACCCGGCAAGCAAGACCCCGTTGAGGCGACTTTGGAAGTCATCGAAGACTCCTTCGAAGAAAACGCGGTGTTCATCAAGCGCGACATGGATGAAAGGGTCAGATCCCGCTTCAAGGAGAAGGGCGACTGCCAATCGACAAGGGACTTCGCCGCGCGGGTGCTCAAGCCATACGCGGACGCGTGCCTCATGAACCGCATCGAGTACGACATGGAATCCGACATAGAAAGGCTCAGCCATGTATGACATCTACGTTTACGGCGAGATCGGCGACGGCTGGGGGGATGACGGCATGACCCCGTCCAGGCTCCGCGATGAGCTTGCCAAGGCCGAGGGCGGCGAGGTGACCATCCACATCAACTCCGGCGGCGGCGACGTCTTCGACGCGAACACCATGGCCGAGCTCATCCGCTCCTACAAGGGCAGGACGGTTGCCGTCATAGAGGGGCTCGCAGCATCGGCGGCGTCCTACTTCGCCCTCACCGCAGACTCCGTTTCCATGAGCAGGAACGCGCTGTTCATGATCCACAACCCATACGCGCTGTGCATGGGCGAGGCGTCCGACATGCGCAAGACCGCCGACATGCTGGACAAGGTTCGCTCCACCATCGCAAACCAGTACGTGAGCAAGACCGGCAGGGACAAGGGCGAGATAGAAGCGCTCATGGACGAGGAGACCTACATGGACGCCGACACCGCCCACGACATGGGCTTCGTAGACACCCTGTTCGACTCCGAGAAGGTCGCCGCACGCGTCTCCAAAGAGACGCTGGCGCGCTACAAGCACGCTCCTGAATCGCTCGAACCGTATGCGGGGGAAGCCGGAAGCACCATTCCCGCAGACGACGAACCGCCAGCGGGGGCCGCGACGGTCGGCGTGGAGGCCACGTCCCGCGTCGTCTGCGTAAACGGCTCGTTCCTCAAGGTGGGGAGCGAAGAACCCTAAGGAGCGAAGATGAAATCTTCAATCGAGATCCGAAACGAGGTCCGCGCGCTCGATGACAAGGTCGCCGATGCCGAGCACCGCTTTAACTCTGCGGAGGGCGATGCTAAGGATGCAATCCGCGACGAGATCATGGGCTACAAGGGCGAGATCAAGGCTCTGAACGGCATGCTCGATGACGTTCTCGCCGAAGAGGACGCCATCCGCAAGGGCGGCGGCGTGCCGTTCGCGGCGTCCCCCGTCGAGTACAAGAAGCCCGCAGACCTCATGACGCAGCTCTTCGGCTCGCCGAAGGACTTCAAGGCGCCCAAGCTCGGTGACTGGTTCAAGGCCAACGTCTCCAACGAAGCGCCCGACTTCGGCCTGCCGCGCAAGGAGCGCACGGACTACACGCTGCCCGACCAGCTCTCGACCGCGCTTCCCATGACCGGCTTCCTCGACTCGCTGCCTCGCGGCACCACGGACGGAGACATCAAGTACTTCACCGCAGCCGGCGTGACGAACGCAGCAGACTTCTGGGAGCCCGGCAACCTCAAGGCGTCCTCGGCGATGGAGTACAAGCAGGAAGTCGCCATGGTGTCCACCATCGCCCACGGCATGCCCGTCCTCGAAACCGAGCTGCGCGACTACGGCCAGCTCCGCTCGAAGATCGACACCGAGCTCTTCGCAGGACTTCACATCAAGGCGGGCTGGGGCGCGCTCAACGCGAACGAGGTGTCCGGCTCCATCGCCACCGGCATGGTCGGCGTCCTCAACAACGCGAGCATCCAGAAGTACACCAAGACCGCGAAGGATACCCTTCCCGACGCCATCCGCAAGATGAAGACGGACTCCTTCATCGGCTCGAAGTTCATGCCCACGCACATGGCGGTTCACCCGTACGTCACCGAGGCGCTTGAGCTTGAGAAGGACGCCAACGGCCGCTACATGAACGTCATGGTCAACGGCCGACTCTGGGCGCTCCGCGTGGTCGAGGACATGAACCTCGTGACCGGCTCCACCGGGCAGGAGAAGTACGGCGCGATGGTGTACTGGAACGGCGCTGCCACCTGGTTCACCAAGATGACCGACTCCCTCGCGGTGGGCATCGTGAACGACCAGTTCATGCGCAACGAGCTCACCATCCGCGCCGAGGGTCAGCACGCGCTCAAGGTCACCTATCCCAAGAGCTTCGTGTACCTCGCCGACACCGGGATCACCCGCTAATGCGCTCCGTATCCCCTGATATGCGCGTACGCTGCTCCATCGACGAGCTCGGCTCCCTCGACTTCGGGGGAGCCTCCCCGGCGTTCACGTGCATGTCAGACGGCGCGGAAATCGAGACGCTTGATGACGTGGGGCGCGTCCCAGAGCTGGTGAAGGCCGAGTGGAAGGTCAAGAAGGTCAAGGTCTCGGCGTTCATCGAGGTCGTGGCTTCGAGCTACTGCACCCCGTCGGACGTCTTGGCCTACCGCAAGGACGACTATCGCTTGGAGAGCTACGGGTTTGACGAGGACAGTCCCGAGGTCGCGCAGGCCATACAGGATGCTTCCGACGTCATAGAGCGCGAGGCGCACCGCTGCATGCAGCCGGTCGTTCGCATGGGGTTCGTGGATAGGGCGAACTGCATGACCCGTTCGCTCGTCATGTCAGATGACGGGTACGACCCCGACACCTCCGCGATACTCTCCGCGACCTCGGGAGACGGCTCCAATGCGGACGTCGCCCTCGTAAAGCGAGGTCCCTACGTTGACACCTCGCGCATGCCAATCGGTTCTTCAGCCGAGGTCGTGTACGAGACGGGTCTTCGTCAAACGCCTTCCGAGATGAAGGCGGCGGTAGCAGCTTTCGCCGCGTGGTCGCTCGTCCCGCGCTCCGAGCCCGAGAACGCCACAACCACCTCCACCGAGGCCGGAGTGCTCAGCTTCGTCATCGGCGGCGTGGACGGCGCCGCTACGTCCCTGCCAGAGGTCAACGCGCTCATAGCACGCTACGGGCGCGCCGCTTACAAGCTGGTGTGACATGAACGTCTTCACCTCGTGCATAGAGTACGTCAACGGGATCGTGGAGAAGGCGCTGGATGGTTCAGACCCCATGCCGTTCATCTCCATCGG